CCGTCAGATACTAAAGCACGGGATGCTGTAAGGTTGCCTGTTGTAATAGAAGAGACTGCTCCTGCAATATTAGCAACGCGTCTAGCTTCTACAGCAGTAGTAATTACGGAGTTAGCTGCTATTCTAGCTTGTAACGCTGTATCTTCGTCAGTCATAACAGTAACGTTAGCAACTCTTCTAGCTTCTACAGCAGTAGTAATTGCAGCGTTAGCTGTTATTCTAGCTTGTAGAGCTGTATCTTCGTCAGTCATAACAGTAACGTTAGCAACTCTTCTAGCTTCTACAGCAGTAGTAATCCCAACATTAGTTGTTAGTCGAGCTTGAATAGCCGTTGCTTCAGTACTTAGTGTTGAAACATTAGTAGAAATAGCAGTATTTAAATCAGCACCGTCATACTTTATAGTAGCTGCATCAAGAATGCCTACACTAATGTTAGAAGCAGTTACTGGTGACAAGGATGTGTTAGATTTTGGATCTTTAGTGTCTGAAAACTTAAAAGTCTTAGCAGACTCGTCATAAAAGATAGCGGCATTACCTTGGTTGCCACGATTAAATAGTATACCTACATCTGCGCTTGGTGATCCAGAAACACCGTCTGCAAGCATGATGACACGATCTTCAACATCAAGATTGGTAGTAGATACAGTTGTTGTAGCCCCATTAACAGTTAGGTTACCTGAAACAACTAGGTCATCACTCATATTAACTTGACCTGTAAAGGTCGCAGATACTAAGTTTGCAGCTCTTCTAGCTTCTACAGCAGTAGTAATTGCAGCGTTAGCTGTTATTCTAGCTTGTAGAGCTGTATCTTCATTTGTAAACAGAGTAACGTTTGCTACCCGACGTGCTTCAATTGCGTCAGCATTTGCATCAAGAACATTTAAGTTTGCATTTAATCTAGTCTCGGTATCCGACGCAGTGCCTACAGTTACTGACGCAACATTGTCTTGTACAAGATCAATATTAGCATTTAAACGAGTGAAAGTAATAAAGTCATTTGAAGCGGCTACTAAAGTGTTAGCTGCTATTCTAGCTTGTAAGGCAGTATCTTCAGTTGTAAATGCACTAACGTTAGTAGTAAGTCTAGCTTGTAAGGCAGTATCTTCAGTTGTAAATGCACTAACGTTAGTAGTAAGTCTAGCTTGTAAAGCAGCTTCAGCTGCATCAGCTAAAACAACATTAGCAGCTCTTCTAGATTCTACAGCGGTTACATTAGCTGATACAACATTTACATTTGAATTTAAACGAGTGAAAGTAATAAAATCATTGGAAGCGGCTACTAAGGTATTGGCAGCGATTCTTGCTTGTAAAGCAGTATCTTCCGTTGTAAATGCACTAACGTTAGTAGTAAGTCTAGCTTGTAGAGCTGTATCTTCCGTTGTAAATGCGCTAACGTTAGTAGTAAGTCTAGCTTGTAAGGCAGTATCTTCATTGGTAAATAAAGTAACGTTAGCAACTCGCCTAGTTTCTACAGCATCTGTATTAGCTGATACAACATTGATGTTAGCGTTTAACTGGGTAAAGGTGATAAAGTCGTTGGCGGCAGATGTTGCACCTTTTAAATTTTCAATCGTAATTTTCTTAGTGGTGTCACCCCCTACATCAACAATAGGCAGAACGTCATTGTCTGCCACATCAACAGCAGCAAGTTCGGTTAACTCGGTAATTTTTACGTTTGCCATTTTAGCTCATCTCCAGTTTTAAATATAATTATTCTGTATTCTTACACGTTTACCTGCTAATGTCAAAACTGATTTTATCACACAACTTAATTACTAGACATATTGCGAACTTTGGTTATTAAGATAGTCATTATTTTCCGCTGTTAGTATATCGCCGTTTTGTGTTAAAAGTATATCACCTTCAATATTCAAACCAGTGAATTCAGATTGATCAGTTAATAGTTGTTTTCCACCTTGTGTGAAAAGTGATGTTCCTGCTTGAGTTAAGAGGCCATCAGCTGGAAGAGTTTGTCCGACCAAAGAACTTTGATCTGCAATAATTAGGAGGCCGTCTTGAGAAAGCAAGATTCGATTATCTTCAGCTAAGAGATAATTTTGACCAGTCTCCTCCAAGCTTAATAGTGCTTGTGCTGCAAGTATCTGATCAGCTTGTGTATTAATAAAGTTGCCTGACTGAGTTAAAATGCCAGACAAGGATTCTTCAATAAATCTCGGACCTGTTGCAAACTGAGTATTTTCTCCCAGAATCGGTCTACCATCTTGATGAACTAACTGTAGTCCGTTTTCGGTAAGAAGATGGTCAACAAGTAGTTGCTGGTTAAAGACTCGTTTAACAGATGAAAGACGGACGGCTAATCTTAGCCCTATACCCGCCATTAGTCTCTCTCAGAGATGTAAAGAATCCCGTTTGTTGATGCTCCTAAAACTGCGATAAAACGATCATTATTCTCTGATACAACTTCAGACCCAAGTGATATATCATATGGAACTGTTGCAGGTAAGAAATGTGAATTTGAAGAGTTAGCTGATACTGAGGAAGTTTCTGCAGTTTCAATAAACGCATCTTGAGTAGAATAAAGTGTTACAACTCTAACAGAATTTGAAATTTGAGGAGAAGTATTAGAGGTTGAGTTAGTAAAAGGAACTTGATAACCGCAATTAGGTCTGATCCCTAAAACGGGGATTGCGGCGTTTCCATCATCTCTTGGTTGTTTACTCATGATATTTCCTTTGCCTTTTCTTGGTCTGTCCATGTAGAGTGCCAGCGGTGGCCCGCGCGGTCCAGTTGTGCGCGAAGCGCTGCGATATTTTTTTGCCTGTTGTTCCAAGTGGATCGAGCAGTTTCATGCCAGCTGGACAACTTTACATACTCAATTATAAAATCTTCCTTTGTTCTGTCCATTTTTAATCCATTAAGTCTTTCATCAGCTTGTCATAATTGTTCACTTGAATGGCGACTTGCGGGCCTTGTGCCGCCTTCGGCTTCAATGCTGTTTCAACTTCTTGTAGATGCTTCATCCAGTCCAATAAATCTTTCTTTGAATAGATCCCAGTCTCGACCGCTTCTTGAATCTTTTGGTCAATAACTGAATTGATTAGATTGATTCGCTTTATTCTATTAAGATATCCTTGAGTAGCAAAAACAGAATCAATATAGTTTTTGACCTCTTTCTTTTCAATTACTGCGGTCACGCGATCTTCGCTGATACCATATTCATCAGCTATTTCATTAACTCCTTTGCCCGCTAGATAGTCATTCGCTAGTGCTAAAACCACAGGGTCTAGAGCAGGAGCTTCTAGAGTTTTGTTAAGTGCGTCTACCGAAGTTGTTACTGATGTTGTCATTTAATTCTCCACGTCATATGTAATTAATATTGTTAAGTCAGCTACCTGATAAGGTCTCATGAGTCCTTCGTCGCCGTCTACTGTTACTACTTGAGTCATTTCCACAGCGTTCGCACGTTGTGCGTCAGTGAAAGTATTTATTGCGTCTTCTACTTTACGAGTGAGTAGATCTAATTCGCCTATCGATCTATCATAAACATACAAACGAAGGGAAACCTGAAGAGTAGCCATTTTACGGCCTGCTCCACGATGTTCACGAGCTTCCTGACGCGCTACAAAAGTGATTGCTGGAAAGTCATTAAGCTCGTCCATATATTTATACGCTTTAAACACCTGAGAGACGTCATCTGACAGTTGAGTTTCAAGGTGTGATTTAAATGCGTTTATGATGTTGGTTCGTCTGGCCATATTTGTCCTATCACTTCCTCGACAGAGGAACAGCTTTGCTGTAGCTCATAGTATTTTGTAGACTTACGTTGTTGAAGAGAGTACCAACGTAGTATATATTTTTTTGCTTTTGTATCATCAATCTCTAAAAAATTATCTACAAACCATGTCTTGAAACTGTCAATAGTGGGTATATGTGTATCTAAAGCTTCGTTAAAAACAACTGTACCCGCTGTAGGATGATACATAGGGTGTAGAGGACATGAAATGTCCAAGCACTGATTACCGTTTTTATCAATAGGTATATTATACTCATCATAACCTACAGGAGGGTTACCACCCCAGTGAAAGTTACCTAACGATTCATCCATTCCTTGCGTTATAAAAACTAAAGGTCCGTACTTGTAGATTTCCATTTTTTCTCTCATAAAAATTTTTTAAGATTGACTAAAAAACCAATTTACTATTCAAGTCCTATTATAGATCTCCCTTTAAGGGGTGTCAAGTTATTACCTGCATTTTCGAAAATTCCCGGATCGAGGCCGTGTGAGGGTAAGCAGACAGGACAGAAACCTGCAAGTCCTGCTAACCGCCCTACCTAGCCGGCCGCAGGCCGATTTACTCAATGATTACAATAGGTTACAGGAGGTTTAAGGCTTATGGGGGCAAAAGAACAAACCGTGAACAGAATGACGAAACTGTTCTATATGCGACTGCGACACACCTAAAAACGACACGCTACCTTTCCACAATGTGGGATGGGACACACCATCTAACTCATTGATTACATTGCGTTTTTTATTAAGGGTTTACCTTTGCGTTCGGATATGTTATAATAGGATATAACCAACTAACTAAAGGACTACAAAATGACTATTAAAAATATCCTCATCTTCGATTTAGACGGAACCACTATCGATTCTTCACATCGTCAAGCTACAAAAGCTGATGGCACTCTTGACCTTCAAGCTTGGTTTAAGAATGCTACTCCTGAAAAAATCCACGATGACAAGATTTTGCCTCTTGCTCAGCAAATGCATAAGCGTTGCAAAGCTGGTGACTACACCATCATTTGCACAGCAAGGACACTGTCCTTTGCAGATTATGAATTCTTACAGGAGCATGGTTTATGCGTTGATAAAATCATCTCTCGCCCAAAGGGTAATATGACCCCTGATGGTGAGCTGAAAGCTAAACAGCTTTCATCACTGTTTAACCTTAAACAATTCAAAAACCTTAACAAGGTTATGTTTGATGATGCGGCTTCGGTTCGCTCTACACTTCGCAAGATTGGCATTGCTGTCATTCATCCTAACAAAATCCAAGAAAGGGTTTAATCATGTTTATATTTGTTACATTCGCATCTTTACAAATCATCGCGGGCCTTTGCATGGCTGTCTTCGGTGTGGCTCTTGTCGAGAGCCTAGATTTAATCACAGCCATTATTGGCGGTTTGATGATATGCGTGGGCTTTGCCGTCTCTGGTGTGTTCGCTGTTCTTATCGCTAAAACTATCGACAATGGGGAATTTTAAAATGAATATCATCGGATTTATCGGAACCATCGGAGTCATTGCACAAATGGCGCTTCTCTCTCTTGGATATGCTCCTGCTCTTGCTATGTTCACAGGGTTACTTGCTTCAGCTTGTTGGGTTGCATATGCTGTTAATAAAAATGATAAATGGCTTCTAGCTGTTAATATGTCAGTGTTCGGGTTTGCAACCTACGGCCTAGCATTTAGCTAGGGTGCGACACTCTGTCACACCTTCAACGCTTTACTATCTCATCCCATTATGTTATAATGGGGAAACAACAAAGGAAAATAAAATGACTGTTCAAAAAAATGCTTATATCGTTCTTGATACTGAAACCTCTGGCTTCACCAAATTAGTTTTTGATTTTGGTTGGACTACTATTGATAAGCGCGGAAATATTCTCGGTGAGGGTGACTATAATTTCTTGGATGTTGTCGCTACTGAAAAGCCTTACTTCTGGAAAAAGATTTCTGGATATGCCAAGCGTCAGCGCAAGGGTGAACACAAGGTAACAACCTTTGCGGTTGGTCAACGTCTTTTCAATATGCACGTTGCACATCTCAAGGCTCAAGGCTATCGCGTTATCTTATGCGCTTACAATGCCGCGTTTGATGTTCGCGCTCTTGGCATCACATCCAAGCGCATGAAATGCTCAGATAAGTTTATGCGTCATTCGGTCGAGTTGCTGGATATTTGGGGAAATTGGGCTTCATCTGCTCCCAAAGCATACACAGCCCCACCCACAGCCAGCGGCAAGTTTTACTCTACAAGCGCAGAAAATGTCTACAAGTTTGAGATGCAAATGCCTGACTTTATCGAGGCGCACACAGCCAAGGCAGATACAAAGATTGAGGCAGAAATATTGCTGAAGATATTACGCCGCAAAAAGCGGTTGCACATTGTTACAAATCCGCGTGATTTTCAAACGCGCATTTGGGAAAAATTCACTATTGACGGAAAGGCTATAGCATGATTAAAAAATACGAAACCCACGGGCAAGATGGTTGCGATGATTGCCAATGGATGGCATCTGAGACAGATGGGGAAATCCTCATCTGTCCAGAATGTGACTTTGATGGTCAACCTGATGCGGCTCAAGAATGGGCTGACTTTGACCCAGATTGTTAGAAAGGAAAAATTATGTTTTGGCATATTCTCGAAATTATTAGAACCGTTGTCCCTTGCGCTATCTTAATTATTCAGCTTGCAATGCTTAACGGCTGGACACTCTAACCTTTCATTTTTTATATATAGCGGATGTTTTCATGATTTTCCTCTGGAAGTCATTGAAATCATTCGCTTTTTGGCGCCCGGCTGAAACCTGTTTTTCCCAATGATTTCAATAGGTTACACTGTTCTAGAAACGACTGCGAATCACCCAGACACGACGTTCCGCATCGTGGAAAGAACGCTCTTCATAACTGATTGATTTCATTGGGTTTTTTTTAAGACTTTACTCTCTCTGCATAATATGTTATACTTAGGCATAATCAACTCTAACAGAAAGGTTTTCACCATGAAAGCTCAAAACTACACAGCTGAGATGACAGCTCAAATCATCGAAAACTATCAGTCAGGCGTAACAGTCGAGGACATTGCAAACCAGATTGAAAAATCTGTTCGCTCTGTTCGTTCCAAGCTGGTTCGCGAGGGTGTCTATATCGCATCCCCAAAGGTCACAGCTCGGAAGTCTGACGAGCCAACAAAAAAAGAATTGCTTAATTCTTTAGAAGCGGTTTATCCGTTTGATGTCAACGGCTTACAAGGAGCAACAAAGGATGCAATCCAAACTTTGCTTACGCACTTCTCAGACGCGTAACCCAATAGCGAAAAACTTGAGGGTTAATCGCCCTCAAGTTGTCCTCTCAAAAAAACTTTATTCCAGAAAGGGAAAATCAAAATGGCAATTCCAAAATACGCGGTGATTCGCTCAAAAAAATCTATCGACCGTCTGTTAAATGCTCGCAACTTTCTAACGCTAGAAAAGCGGAAAGAGGGTTTCATCTCGCAAAAAGATGTTGATGATATAAATGAGATGTTAAGGGCAAAAAAGCTAGCAATTTCAAAGGGTTAGGGAGCCCGGCCACATACCGAAATACCCAATGATATCAATAGCTTACCTGCGACACTTTGTCGCACTAAAAAGGCTTTACATCTGTCATTATATATGCTATAATAGGTCATCAACTAATAAAAGGAAACTTTAAAATGACTAAAATTTACACAGCTGGAAAAATCTGGCACGCTCCTAAATTCCAAAAACTCAGAGATGTTGACGGTTATGATGTCAACGCTCGTTGGATTGACTTAGACGATAATAACCCTATCGTTAAACATCGCAAAGATTTGTTATGGCAAATCTGCTATGAAGATGTTAGAGATTGCGATTTCGTTCTTCTCTATTGCGATAAGATGGAAGAAGAACAGCGCGGTGCGCTGGTCGAAATAGGCATGGCCTTTGCTTTCAACAAACCAGTTTATGCGGTTGGAACTTGCAAGACTATTGAACCTAACGCAATTTCAGATGTTGCTTTCACTCACTTTGAAAACTTCATCTGGCTACCATCTATCAATCTGAAAGATGGAATCACACTTGCTACAATGAAATATCAAGCGGCATTAGCCGCTTAACTCATTGATTTCATTCAATAAATCGGGGACCGGGCGCAACCCGAATTTGTCAATGATTACAATGCTTTACGGCCCACCTCTCCACTAGAAAAATCAACAAAATCAATGTCAAGATAAAACTTACGGCGCGAAGTTAATGTGAATGTCGCATAATATATGTTATGTAAATGGTGAGTGCTCACCAGCACCAGTGGAAAGTCGATTTTCAACTCATAGTTGTCCTGGGCGCCAGTGCACGTTCGACCAAAAGTCAAGTACAAAGTCAATTCAATCAGTTAAAATATTTTTAAGCAACTGAAGTCTGCTTTTTGCTTGCTTCTTGCTGAATCTTCATGTATTATCTTTTTATAGAATGAAGAAACAGAGAAAACCCCATAAGGAGATATCAATATGGCTCAATCACAAACAAACTACTCAGCAGAACTTACTTCTCAAATCATCGACCAGTATCAGGCAGGCGTAGACGTAGCTGAAATTGCTACTGCTATCGACAAATCAGTACGGAGCGTACGCTCTAAGCTGGTGCGCGAAGGTGTGTACGTTGCGAAGCCGAAGGTTGCATCAAAGAAAGTACAGGGTCCAACTAAGAAGGAACTTCTTCGTGACCTTGAGAACTTAGAATTCGATGTATCAGGCTTCGAGGGGGCAACGAAAGATGCGATTGAGCGTCTGATTGCACACTTTGGCAACTAAAATCCAACTTCGTTGGTAAGATAGGGAGCTTCGGCTCCCTATTTTTTTGCCTGCAATGGTGCTAGCGCCAGCGCGCCAGTGCAAATGTGAAGTAAAAAGTCGATTTACGTGCTAGCATTAGTGTAAAAGTTCTAAAGTGTACATAGGTGAAGGCTATACCCCTGCCCACCCTGGTATAATAGCACAAAAATGACCTCGAAACAAGGGGAATATGGCTCCCTACGGTCGCCAAGCNGCAGAAAAAGGCATTTTTAAAACATAACCGCCCCTTATTATGTAAAAAATCAAAGAAAATAGCAGTTTGCATGCGTTTTTAGTAGAAAATCATAGAAAAATATGCTCACTACGTAGTAGAATAGCTTAAATATAGTACTTTTTCATAGTAAAAAAATGAGAATAATAGTGGCGACATGCTCCGCTTTGCAGCCCAAGCGAACTCCGTTCGCAAAGCTGAAGTGTAATATTGAAGTGAGGGGGAGCATGTCTATCACTACGTGATATAACATGGAGGAGGACACACGCTTCGCGTGTAAGTGAAATAGCTAATTATGTGTAATAGAATATAGTATATAACTGAAGCACTTCGTGCTATAGCTGGTACAGCCTACATGCTCCCTACGGTCGCTTTATGTATATGTACGAAGGCAATATACACGTTATGAAACACGCTTACATAGCTGTGGAACAGTGTGTG